GGACGAGGATGCCTTGACCAAGTGGTACAACCAAGCTGTAGGGCAGAACCGTTATGGACAATAATGCCGTACCTATCTGCCCGGTTATCCTTAACGTGGGACTGTGCTCGTCAATTGACGATGCTAGCAGCGCTACTCATGCTGAGAGCCTGCGATTGGCTTTCTGGTATAAACTTGCTAAAGAGCGAGGAGGCCAAGTCTACCTCCAGCACAGCACGACAGAGCCCACGTTAGTCATCTACTTGGAGAAGCCTCCCGCTTGCCTCCAACTCGCCATAGAGCGCACACAGCAAGGTGCTATTGCTGCTTACTACCCTAGCCTACAGCAGGGGTGCTTGATCGGTCCTAAGGCTAGCGCCTATGGCCCTTTCCTCCGTGAGTTCTTTGTGCTGGCCGATGGTCGGCGTTTGTGTGAGGTTGCACTATGATTACCTATTACCTTGCGTTTGTGTTGCTGCTACAGCCCGACTTCCCACCAGAGATTCTGGAAGGGTATCCGGGTAAGGAGGCTTGTACAGTTGAGGCTGACAAGCAGAACCGTAACAGCCCGCTGGTCCGTGACAAGACTGTGCGTGAACTGGGCGGTGAGTTCGTATGTCTTAAGGTGGAGCGCTTGTATGTATAACTTGGAGAGCCCTAACCCTAACCCCGCCCTGCGGCGTATGCCGGGTGCCGGTAGTGCCAAGGCATCTAGCGACTTTGTCGCAAAGCGTATTGACAGCCCCTTATGCCACAGTTGTGTCAACTACGTACCTAAGCAGACTCTCCTCACAGGCAGGGGTATTGCTGGCCGGTGCGATGTAGTGTGCCCGGGAAGCTACCACATACTAGTCAGGGCCTAGCCCTTTGCCCTCGTCAATGAGGGCTTAGGGGTACATCCTGTACCGGCTACGGCCTACCGCTGTAGTCAATCTCTTTAATCTAGGAATCATATGACCGACAAGAAAGTTTTGACCAAAGAAGAACGCATCGCTAACATCACCGCTCAGATCGAGCGCTTGTTGGCTAAGAAAGATGACATCATCAACGACCGCGTTACTGCTAAGGTCAAGAAGGTTGTGCCTCTGCCTGAGATTGGTGACGTTGTCGCCTTCACGTATGGCCGCACTACCCCAACGAGCACAGCCCGCGAGTTGGTCGGTACAGTCATTGGCGTTAAGGCCAAGGTTGAGCCGGGCGAAGACGGCAAGGGCGGTACACCTGCTCTGGTCCGTGTGACCGTAGGCTCTGGCTTCGACATCGAAGTGCTGACGATCTACCCTGCGCAGATCAAGCCTGAGACTGAGGCCCCTGCCTTGGACGATGCTGCTGAGTAATAGCTAGCGGCTAGACCCTTGGGCATTCTTCGGAGTGCCCTTGGGCCTATTCACTAAGGAGCACTCATGGATGAAACCTTTACCACCTGCCTTACTACGGGTAGCCAAGAACCTCAAGCCGGGACACAAGGCCCGCGTTGACCACGATTGCGGGGGCGGTAAGACTGCACTCCTTAGCCACACAGGCAAGGGCTATAGTCTACACTGCTTCCGCTGTGGTGAGCCGGGCTGGTCATCAGCCGAGCCAGAACCCTTAAGCGTAAGACTCGAAAGGCTGAGCAAAGCTCAAGCCATTGACAACGTGGTCTGCCAAGATGCCACGTTACCAGAGCCGCAGGTTCGTGCTTGGGGTGACTGGCCCGGCGAGGCCCGGCTGTGGTTCTTGAAAGCGGGCCTCTCCAGCCACGATGCGGGCCAACTGGGGGCCTACTATCACCCCGGCACCCAGCGCGTCGTGTTGCCCGTATACAGCCCCGCCAAACGCCTTTTGTACTGGCAGGCGAGGGCGCTGGACAAGCGCCTCCCAAAGTATCTCGGTTCACCAGTCGGGAAGCAAGGGTGTGTGCCTATGTGGGGTAAGGCTGATGCCGTCACCCTCACTGAGGATATACTTAGCGCCTACAAGGTGGGCACAGTAGCTGAGGGCTGGTGTCTGCTAGGTACTAGCATGACTAAGACGTGCCTCGGTAAGCTGCTAGAGCGTGGCGCACCTGTCAACGTATGGCTTGACCCTTACGGTATAGACAAGGCTGGCACGGTAGCAGCGAACAAGGTTAGTAAGCAACTCAAGGCTGTTGGCTTAGAGGTGCGCATCATCAAGTCCTTAACGGACCCTAAGTTAGTTCATCGTTCACAAATCAAGGAGTTGTTATGCAAGCAAGGTCACTAGACCCAGTTACCAGCAAGGGTAAGCGCAAGGTCAACAAGTATGAGCAGGCTGTGCTTGAGCAGTTAGCAGTACCTAGATACTCCGCAGCAGAACCTAATGGGGTTACGGGCCTGACAGGCAAGGAACTAGCCATTGTTTCAGGCCACCCCCTTAACTGCATCACTCCACGCTTCGCACCGCTGCGCCGTAAGGGTTTGATTAAGGCGGCTACTACGCTGAATATTATAGGCCCTCGCCAAGTCATCAAGCGCGACAAGCAGATCGTGTGGGTGCTGGCGTGATGCAGCAGTTCGCCGTGTGGCACCGTCGCGGTGGGGAGCGTGATCTTATGGTTATGCATACTGACAGGTATGATTACCTGTATGGGTTCAATCGGTTTATCAAGACACTTAAGGACTAACATGACAATCATTTCACAAGCTCGCTCATTCGCAGCCCTCATGGCTAAGGTCTTCCGCAGCAAGCCTGTCAAGAAGGCCAAGCGCTACCCCGTTATGATCTCGGCGCCTGCTGGTGAGATCGTCGCATGGAATCGTAAGGTAGCTGCCGGTAAGATCAGCCGCAAGGGGTATCGGGTATCATGAGCCCCGAACTCTACCGCACCGACTTCCCTATGCCGGATGACCGTAGCTTTAAGAACTACGGTAAACGCTGGACTGATGAAGAGAAGGACAAACTCGCGTGGTTGTTCTCTCGATTTAGCCTACCCGGCATCTGCCGTCAGCTTGAGCGCCCTAAGGCAGGCGTCTTAGCCAAGCTCTGCGAGGCTAACCTGATTCACCATAGCTACCGTGATGGTAAGTATTACATGGGCGCTAAGCCTGAGCCCGTTGACGTGACATCCGCACGCCAAGCAGGTAAGTCTGCCTTCTTTGCTCACCTCTACGGCACTAGCGAAACCACAGCTAGCACGATACAGGGCAAGAGCTTTGATGCCTACATCATGGATGAGGTCTTTAAGCACCACAACATTCACGATAGCCTGCATGACGCCATGCGTCACGTCCCGCTGGGTCCCGACCTGCAACAACTTCTTAAGGAACCTACCATGAACACTGCACCCAACATTGAAACCAAGACCTTCATCAACGGTACTGACGCCAGCGCCATGACCGATGCACAAATCTTTAGCAAGATCGCTACGCTTGAGGCTGAACACAATCGCCTTGATACCATCAAGGCCAAGCCTACCAAGCTGGTCAAGGTTATGGAGCAGATCACTGCCGACATCGCCGCGCTGGTGACCTATGTTGACGGTCGGTAAGCCCCTCATATGGCAGGGCTACAGCGGCTGGTGGTTATGTGCCTGTATCCCCCACAACGGTAACAAAACCACTGGATCAGGCAGCACCCCATTAGAAGCATACAACAACTGGAAGGGGCAGCAACTTGTCACTTGACATCACCGCGCTCCGGCTACTCAAGTACCGTGAGCGATACGAAAGGCTGGGCCGTAGCGTACCTAAGGCAGCGCTTGCCCCGCTTACTGCCACCTTGCTGGAGGACTTCGGCAAATTTTTCAAGGAGTTCCCTGATGCTAACCGCATTGAGCAAGGGCCATTCCTCATGTGGTTCAAGGGATTCCGTCACCCGAACCTACAAGAGGCTGAGCTTACCGTCTACTCTGCCATCATCGGCAAGTCTATGGAAGATGTCGATGCTAGCATTGAGTCTGGCCTTATGGCTAGGCTTGTTGCCGCTGACACAGCAGCTAAAGTTACCTCACTGCTTGAGCGATGGAACGCTGGCGACGAGGTTGACCTGTATGCTACCCTCCGTGGGCACGTTGAGTCCTACGAACAACAGGTAGATCGCAAGGTCAACAACCCTCAGGTGCTTGATCCCATCGAGGACTTGCTCAAGGCTGAGGAGAATGACGTCGGCTTGCACTGGCCCCTGCCCTGCCTTAACCGGCACATCAAGCCGCTGCAATCTGGTGACTCTATTGTTGTGGCTATGCGCCCCGACGCGGGCAAGACTACCTTCTGTACCCAAGTGGTCACACACATGGCACCGCAGGTAGATCAACTGTTCCCTGGCGAGGAGCGCTCTATCCTATGGTTCAACAACGAGGGACCGGGCCGCAAGATTGTGATGCGTGCATTCCAGTCTGCGCTTAACGCTACCGTTGAGGACTTGGTCAAGTGGAGCAACGAACCAGCCAGCGCAGCGGGTACCAAGTACAAGACGCTAGTGCGGGAGAAGTATGCCCAAGCCCTAGGCGGCAGGCCCGGCGTGCTCCGCATCTTCGACATCCATGGTATGTGGAACCATGAGGTCGAGGACTTGATGCGTAAGTACAAGCCTGCTCTGGTGGTGTTCGACATGATCGACAACATCAAGTTCGGCGAGGCTATGAGTAACAACGGGTCACGCACTGATCAGATTCTTGAGGCCATGTACCAGTGGGCTCGGATGATGGGAGTCAAGCATGACTGTGCAACCATAGCCACCAGTCAGCTAAGTGCTGACGCTGATGGCGTTAGCTTCCCTACCCTGCCTCAGCTTAAGGATAGCAAGACAGGTAAGCAGGGTGCGTGTGATGTTATCATCACTATCGGTAAACTCAATGACCCAGTGCTAGAGAATAGCCGCTACATTGGCACGACCAAGAACAAGAAGGTTAAGACTGGTCAGAAGTCTAGCCCAATGCAGGAGGTGGTGTTTGATGGGGCACGTGGTCGCTACGTGGAGATAACGCAATGACAGTCATGCGACCCTGGGACATAGAGACAACCACGACCACTAGCTTCAAGCGCAAGGCTAACCCCTTTGATGAGGCTAACTGGTGCGTGACGCACGGCTACCGTGATGTCAATGGTGCTATCGTAGAGCACCGCTTCGGCAGCAGCCGCCCGCCTAAGGGCTGGTTCTTGCAGGTGCTTGAGGGTACTAAGATGCTGGTCGGGTTCAACATTAAGTTCGACCTGTTGCATGCGTTGCAAGACCCCGACAACCTGGAAGGCTGGATGCGGTATATCGCAGACGGTGGCCTAGTGTGGGACTGTCAGATCGCTGAGTACCTGCTCAATGGCATGGGCCAGAAGGATCAGATGCTTAGCCTCGACGAGGTAGCCCCGCGCTACGGCGGAGGCGTTAAGGTGGACGAGGTCAAGGCATTGTGGGCGGCAGGAGTACAGACTCAGGACATCGAGCCCGAGTTGCTTAGCCGTTACCTATGCGGCGGGCCTGACGAGAACGGTACGTTCCAGCCCGGTGACGTAGAGAACACCGAGAAGATTGCTATTGCACAGATAGCCCGTGCCCGTGCCTGCGGTCAACTCAACAGCATCCTACTCAACATGGGTGCACTTGTGTTTACCGTCGAGGCTGAGCGTAACGGTATGTTTGTTGACAAGCAGCAAGGCATGGACCAAGCTAGGCTACTCGACATCGAAGTCGATAAGCTCACGGCACACCTTGCCACCTACCTACCCGCTGACCTGCCCTTTGACTTCAACTGGAACAGCATCTACCACAAGTCGGCGCTGATCTTTGGAGGCACGGTTAACTATGACCGCAAGGAGTGGGACTTGTCCACTGGCGGTACTACGTGGGAGGAGCCTGATGGTAGCCCTATGTTTGTGTACGCTCAGAAGGAGGCGACGGCTTGGCTACTCGACAACGGTGGGCACACGTTCGTTGATCCGTTTGAGGAGTCGTCCAATGTATACGCTACCTTCAAGGGCGGCAAGAATGCTGGCGAGTTCAAGACCAAGAAGGTTAAGGTCAATGACTACACCAAGCCTAAGGGCCGCATGGCTACAGCGCAGTTCAAGTTCGCCGGGTATACTACCCCCGAGCCTGAGTGGAAGGGCGCTATACCCGGGGTCTATAGCACATCGTCCGAAGTTATCGAGGAGCTAGGCACAAGGGACATTGCGTTCCTTAAGGACTACGCTAGCCTGATGAAGCTGTCCAAAGACTTGGGCACGTACTACATCAAGAAGCACCCCGAGACTGGCGTAACTACAGGCATGTTGACCTTGGTCGATGCACTAGGCATCATCCACCACAAGCTGAATATGTGCAGCACGGTGACGGCACGGCTTAGCAGCAGTGACCCTAACTTGCAGAACATACCTAAGGGTAACAACTCCGACATCAAGTTGGTGTTCAAGTCCCGCTTTGGTAAGTGGATCACGGATGACTATGGTGACATGGTCTATGTGCCAGATGGTAAGATCATCCAGTCAGACTTCTCAAGTCTTGAGGTGTACGTTCAGGCTATCCTGACCAAGTGCCAGCAGCTTATTGCTGACCTGCGTGCCGGGCTCGACATGCACTGTGTTAAGTTAGCAGCTAAAGAGGGGATGTCGTATGACGATGTGTATGCTCTATGCAAGGGTGACAAGTATGATAAGGCATGGGATTACAAACGAACCAAGGCCAAGGAGTACAGCTTCCAGTCTGCCTTTGGTGCAGGGGATAAAGCTATTGCCAAGAAAACTGGCATGGCTATTGAAGACGTTGAGCGCCTGCGTGCAGCAGATGAAGCGCGATACCCTGAGATACCCCAGTACTATGCCGACATCACTGCGACCATCAAGGCAGGGCGTAAGGTCACCCGCACGATACCCCATCCAGAGTTCCCCGGAGTCATGTGCAACATCGGCACAAGCTACTTCCGTACCCCGGATGGTAAGCTCTATAGCTACATCGAGTCACCCGCCCCCGGCTACCTTGTCAAGCGAGGCACTACAGCTAGCTTCTCCCCTACGGAAATCCGTAACTATGTGGTCCAAGGAACAGGCGGTGAGTGGGCCAAAGCGGCAATGGCCCTTTCCGTCAGGGCCTTCTACGCTCGGCGTAACTTCGGAGGAAAAGGCTTACTTGTTAACCAAGTGCATGATGCCGTATACTCAGACGCCTGCAACTCAGTAGCCTTTGAGGCTGCGGCTTTGCTTCATGCCTGCATGGAAGGGGCTAGCGATTACATGGCGTTCATGTTTAAGTGGGACATCCCCTTGCCTGTGCCTAGCGACACTAGCTGGGGCTTGAGCATGATGGACGAGGACAAGATACCCGGCCTCAAGGAACGAGCAGCAGTGCTGCGAACAGAATTGCGTAAGCAATACATGGGTGGCTTCACCCCAATCTCTTATCAATAGGAACTACATGATCGACTTCAAAGCGTTAGGTGCCCGGGCTGCGGCTGAGGGCAAGGACATGACACAGGCACAGGCTGGCGGCGGTGACTACACCCCACCACCCGAAGGTCCCTGCCGTGTTCGCTTCATTGGCTATATTGAACTGGGCAAGCAGAAGCAAAAGGTCAAGGGCATCGAGCAGATCAAGGACATGGTGCAGCTTGTGTTTGAAGTACATGGTAAGGCGTACCCTGTACACGTTGCCGATGACGGGACCAAGACTCCGGTGCGTATCAGCATCGAGACTAACCTGAGTCTCAACGAGAAGGCACACTTCTACAAACTGTTCCAGCGTATGAACCACACGCAACAAGCCAAACACATGGCCGAGTTGCTGGGCAATGGCTACAAGGCGCAGATCGTACACGACAAGTGGACAGGGCAAGACGGTAAGGAGCGCATCACAGCTACGCTTAAGGCGGCTGACGGCTACACCATCCAGCCTGCACGGGTTGAGGATGACGAGGTCGAGGGCGGCTGGCGTGCGCTTGAGGTGCCTCCTGCTATCAGCAGCATCCGTTGCTTCTTGTGGGACTACGCCGACCTCGACCAGTGGGGTAGCCTGTTCATCGACGGCGAGTTCCCTGAGCGTAAGAACGACAAGGGTGAAGTGATCGCCAAGGCCAAGAGCAAGAACGTCTTTCAAGACCGCATCAAGCGGGCCGTTAACTTCAGCAGCTCTCCGATGTACGCCCTGCTCACAGCAGGTGGCGCTAAGCTGGACATCCCTGATGCGGAGGATGGCGAGGACGCACTGGGAAAGCCGGAGCAGTCAGCTTCGACGACATCCCCTTCTGAGCAGGTGGCTAAGCTGGCCGCAGGCGGGGCCGATGCACTGTCGGGTATCTGCTAATGGCTACCCTCGATGACGCTAAAGGCGTGGTCGAGGGCCTTACCTTCAACATCGAGAAGCACCGATTCATCGGGTCAGCCTTCATCAATGGCGAGGGTAAGGACGTAGACATCCTGATCCAGATAGGCGAGCATGCTGATCTGGATGATCGTGCTTACGATCTCAAGTACCGCGGCTGGACAATCAACGCGGCTAACGATGACTACCCCAGCGCTGCTGGTTGGTTCGCTGCGCGTAAGGGCTTGGTGAACCTGCTGGTTACAACAGACCCCGAGTTCTATTGGGCTATGGGCAAGGCTGCTGATGTGTGCAAGAACTTGGTGGCTGTCGGTAGGCTACAGCCTGACGACAAGAGTGCCCGAGTGATCATCCACCGCACCTTAACTGGAGAGGCCCTGTGAGCATAGCAGACGCAATCAGTAAGGCCGTCGCTACTGCCCCGCAGGGCATGGGCGATGCGCCTATACTATCGAATCGAATCTTACGAGTAGACGGCGATGGCCTTGCGTACTACTGTGCAGGTAAGGATGGGTCTGACCCCGCCGATGCCAAGCGTGCAGTGCTGGATAAAATCCGGTCAGCACGCCGAGCATGTGGCGCTGAGAAAGTCATTGTTCTTTTAACAGCAACAGGCAGCACCAAGGGTGGCCGGTACGCTGTGGCTACAGTCAAGCCCTACCAAGGGCAGCGCGTGTCAAGCCGACGCCCCGAGAACTGGCGCTTCCTGCGTGAGTTCCTTGAGGGCTACGACGGCACAGAGTTTGTAGTACAGACAAGCCTCGACCAAGAGGCCGATGACCTGTTCGCTCAGGCCAGTCATGCTGACCCGCTAGCCCATGAGAACTGTGTGATCTATACACAGGACAAGGACATGCGTATGATCCCCGGCATCCACCTTAACTGGGTGGATCACAGCATGGTGATTGTGCCGCATGGTACGTGGGCTATCGTGCATAACGACAAGGTCTATGGGCGCAAGTGGTTCTGGCTACAGATGCTACACGGTGACACAGCCGACAACATCCCGGGCCTGTTCCGCATGGTGGTCAAAGGCAAAGAGGTCAAGGTAGGCGAGGTAACTGCCAACAAGATTCTTGCTGTGGCTAAGGACGAGGATGATGCATGGTCACTTGTGCTTGAGGCATACGAGACATACTACGGCCCCGGCTTTGCTGAGGTGCACTTGGCCGAGCAGGCGCAGTTGCTATGGATGCAGCGTACCTCAGGTAACCTTGACGTGTTCGGCGAGGGTGCGCCTTTGTGCTGGGCCAGTGCTCAGACTATGGAAGTAATCAACGCACGCATTCAAGCTGCTAAGGAACTCAATGACCTTGCCAACCAGACTCAAGACAACGCAAGTATCAGCGGCGCGGGCGCAACTAGCGAGTAAGCAGGGACAACGCTGCGCTGTGTGTAACACGGTGATGGCCCCTGGCACGGAAGTGCTGGACCATTGCCACAGTACCGGCGCGGTGCGTGCTACCCTGCATCGTGGATGCAATGCCCTACTCGGTAAGATCGAGAACAATCACAAGCGGTATGGTGTAACCAACTTGGCTGCGTTTACTAATGGGGTCGCTGCATACTTGCAGTACCACATGACTAACCAGACAGGCTGGCTGCACCCTACTCATAAGTCGGAAGACGAGAAGCGTATCCGACGCAACACCCTTGCCCGTAAAGCGAGGGCTACAAAGAAAGCAACAGCATGATTAAAGGCCCCAAAGTTGGCGTGTTAGATATTGAGACAGCGCCTATCATCGGCAACGTATGGGGCCTGTACGATCAGAACGTAGGTATCAACCAGATCGAGAAAGAGTGGGCTATCCTTAGCTTCGCCTTCGTTGATCTGGATGGGCGTAAGCGTGACGTAGTCTACATGGACAATGCAGGCAATGACGACCCGCGTGATGACTTCGTACTGTGCTACGCGCTGTGGGAAATACTCAACGAGTACGACTTCATCATCGCACAGAACGGTAAACGCTTTGACTTGAAGAAGATCAGGGCTAGGCTTATCGAGCTTGGCTTCCCGCCACACAGCCCGGTGCAGGTCATCGACACAATGCTGATGGCACGGCAGGTAGCAGCCTTCACCAGCAACAAGCTGGAATGGTTGTCAGCCCACCTGACAGACATCCCCAAGAGTAAGCACAAGAAGTTCCCAGGCTTTGAGCTATGGGCCGAGTGCCTCAAGGGTAACCCTGCTGCGTGGAAAGAGATGCGCCGGTATAACATACCAGACATCCTAGCCTGCCGTGCGCTATACCTTAAGCTGCGCCCGTGGGTAACCGACCACCCTAACTTCAACGTGTACCATGATGAAACTGACCTTGCCTGCCCGCGTTGCTCTAGCAGCGATCTGCATGAGCGGGGTTATAGTTACACTTCTGTCGGGAAGTATCGCCGCTATGTGTGTGGGTGTTGTGGCGGCTGGACTCGTAGCCGTTTCACATTGAACACCACAACCAAGCGTAAGACGCTGTTGAAATGATCCAAGTAGGCGACACCGTAAAACGTGTGGCCGCTACCTCCACCAGCCTGCTGCCTAAGGGCACGGTCGGGGAGGTGGCTGCGGTCACTACCCATAATCTTATCCTCGTAGCATACAGGTATCTGTTGTTACCGCTTGAGGATTTTGTCAAAGTTAACAAGGAGAACTGATGTCTACTAACTCTGATCGTAACCTACCGTTTAACCCCAACTGGGTGCCTAGTGGCGGCACCGTCAAGGAGACTGATCCACATGGCCGTTCCCTTAACGAGCCGGGGGCTAAGGCTGACGCCGGTAAGCTACGACCCACACTCGTACTCCGAGACATGGCTAACGCCATCCTCGCGGTCACAAAGATCGCGACTGATGGTGCTATCAAGTACACACCCGGCGGCTGGATCGTCGTACCTGAGGCGCAGGAGCGTTATGAGGATGCGCACCTACGGCACATGCTCAAGCGCTTTGCCGGTGAGCAGGTGGACTCAGATAGCCATAGCCTTCACCTCGCTCATGAAGCGTGGAATGCGTTGGCTAAGTTAGAACTTCATATCAGGAACACCAAAGCATGAGCGCAGCTACAGCACTTGTGATAGCTCTGGCTATCTACACCCCCGGCACAGTACGCTGTAGCCAAGAGCATGAGGACTTTGTGTATGAGGCAGTCGAGGCTACGGGCTTTGACGAGGGCCAGAAGGCTGAGCTTTACGCACGCATTGCCGAAGTGCTTACCCCGTCAACCCCACTGCGCGAGGCCGAGTACGCCATCGAGCAGGCTATCAATAAGGTACAGGACCGTGGCTGATTACATCGTACACAAAGCTATTGAGCTAGACGCCCTAAGCAAGAAGCTACAGGCTGACATTGAGAACCATGAGTACATCCTGTCCCCTAAGTATGACGGGTGCCATGTGATCTTCTTGTTCGATAAGGGTAGGTTCGTCGCCGCCCGCAGCCGCACCGACGAGACTGTGCATAGCATGGACCACATAGGCCGCAGCCTCCTAGACCACTACCCTGAATACCTCGCGTTCAGTAAGGTTGCCATCATGGGTGAGGCATGGATTCCCGGTGTGGAGTTCAGCGAGATTAGCGGAACCTTCCGACGCCATGCACCGCAGCCTCACCTAGGCTTCGTGCCCTTCGACACCGTGACGTGGCGCATGGACCAAGCCGAGGACGGGCGGCCTGTACTCGGTGAGTTCCATCACATTAAGGAAGGCCCCCTCAAGGATACCCGCACCTACTCCGAGCGCTTAGCTGCGCTCCGTAACCGGCACGACATGGTTAGTCTGGTGCATGCACCGGCGGCTTGGGGTATAAAGGGTAACGTGCTAGCCACAGCAACCTCCGAGGCAAAGCGCTACAAGGAGTTAGGCGGGTACGATGGCTGCATCCTGGCCCGTCGCGATGGGCGCTACCAAGTAGGCGCAGGTAAGGGTGGTGAGTTCATCAAGATCAAGCCGCTGATTAGCCACACCGTTAAGGTGAACGCCCTGTTCCCTGACCGTGGTGAGAAGACTGGCAAGAACACACTGGCCCTAGGCTTCACCTTCAACGGCTTGGGGCAGAAGGTTAGCACAGGGCTGACGCAAGCCGAGATTGATGATCCTCACCGATTCCTTGGTAAGATGATTGAGGTCGAGGCTATGGGCCTCACAGTTAACGGGCTACTGCGAGAGCCGCGTTACAAGGGTATTAGAACAGACGTACTATAAGGAACAAGATGCAAGAGTTGCTTTCGCAGGAACAGATTGAAGATCGCATGTACCTTGGCGGTATCGCTAGGGCAGAGGCGGGTATGGCTAACGCCGAGGCCCGTGGTGCAGCACATCAAAACCCATACGCTAAGGAGATTTTCCGTGACTACGTTATGCCTCTTGCTCAAGCCATCACAGCCGACTCAGTCTCAACCCAAGCCGGAGCACGGATGGCACATACCCGGCTTCTCCTTGGGTGCGACCCGGAGGCCGTTGCCCTTCTTGCTATACGGCATGCGCTTGGCATCCTACTCGGCCCAGCGCCCGAAGGACACCACACACTAGCCTACGGCATAGGCCGCACGATCAGCCGTGAGCTTGTGCTTAGCCAGTTTGAAATGCAGAACCCTGAGCTATACCATACGCTCAGCCGTGACTTCTCCCGCCGTATGTCTAAGGACGAGACGCACCGCATGACTGTGTTCAAGATGCAGGCTGCACAGAACGGGATCAAGTTTACTGAGTGGCCTGTCGGTGCCTACAACCAAGTGGGCCTGTACCTGCTGGGGTTGATGGAGCAGGCAGGTCTGCTTGAGGTAGACAAGACCGAGATACGTGTGGGCTATAAGCGTAAGCAGCGTGCCGTAACTCTCAACCCTGACGTGCTGGAGCGGGTCGATCAGATCAAGGCTTACGTGTCCATTACCTCTCCGGTGTACGGGCCGTGCGTCGAGCCTCCAAAAGACTGGGGCTTTGGCATACGCGGCGGCTTCCATACTCCCCGTATGAACATACGGAACGGTATGGTGCATGCCACTGCGGCTAGCCGTGACCTAGTGCGGGACACCGACATGCCTACTGTGTATGCTGCCATCAACGGGCTACAGCGTACCGCATGGAAGATCAACACCAAGGTGCTTGACGCTATCTATGATGTCTCCCGTGCGTTCCACACTAAGGAGATTGTCAGCCTAGCCGATAGCCCTAAGCCACCAGTGCCCGAGTGGTTGACCAAGGGTAAGGATAAGTCTACGTTCACCGAGCAGCAGATGGCCGAGTTCCTTAACTGGAAACGTGCCGTTACTGACTGGCATACAGAGCGCAAGATCATAGGCTCCAAGTACGGTAGGTTCTACAGTGCTACCCGTAGTGCCGAGTTCTTCCGGCATTACCCTGCGATCTACTTCGTGTACTTTGCTGACAGCCGTGGCCGCTTGTATCCCATGACTACCGGCATTAGCCCGCAAGGTAGCGACCTAGGCAAGAGCCTGTTGCACTTTGCCGAGGGCTACCCAGTGACCACCCCTGAGCAGGTGCTATGGTTCAAGGTACAGGGCGCTAACAAGTGGGGCTTTGATAAGGCTACCCTTGAGGACCGCGCCGCATGGGTAGACGAACGCAGCGACCTGATCCTCCAGTTTGCCGAAGACCCGGTCAACCACGTTGGCTGGACTGAGGCGGGTGACCCACTACAGTTCCTAGCATGGTGCTTTGAGTATCGTGACTGGTACTACGATGACGGTACGTTCAAGAGCCACCTGCCCATTAGCATGGACGGTAGCTGCAACGGGCTGCAAAACCTTAGCGCCATGTTCCGGGACAGTGTAGGCGGCAAGGCCACCAACCTGACCAACAACGCAGTGATGGAGGACATATACGCTAACGTAGCCAAGGCTGCTGAGAAGCGTCTGCGTGCTATGGTGTTCACCGAGGAACCGCAGCAGAAGGCTCAGGCTATGTGGCTAGCGCATGGCATCAACCGCAAGGCAGTCAAGCGGGCAGTGATGACCACACCCTACGGCGTTACCTTGCGTACCGCTACTGAGTACATCATTGATGACTACCTGCGGGAAGGGCTCGGACCTACGTTCGACAAGACAGAGTACCGCGTAGCTGCCGCTGTGCTGATGAAGGCTGTATGGCCCGCCATTGGCGACGTTGTGGTTAAGGGCCGCGAGGCTATGGACTGGCTCAAGAAGTCTAGCCGGGTTATCGTCAAGGCCCTGCCCAAGAGTAAGGAGCCTGTCATAGCGTGGCGCACACCCTCAGGGTTCCCTGCTAGTCAGGCGTACTTTGAGCACAACGTCCACCAGATCAGTACCCACCTGCACGGACTGTCCCGCATCAAGGTGCTGAGCGAAACTGACAAGCCTGATGCTAACGCCCATGCCAGTGGCCTAGCCCCTAACTTCGTACACAGCATGGACGCGGCACACTTGCACCTTACTACCGCTGATGCTAGCCGGGCCGGTATCCCAGCCTTAGCTATGATCCACGATGACTATGGTTGCCATGCGGCGTTCGCCCCACAGCTTTACGACATCATCCGTAAGCAGTTCGTGGCTATGTACCTAGGCTTCGATGCTATCGAGGCGCTGTGTGAGGACTATCCAGAGCTTAGCGCCCCGCCCAGCAAGGGTGATCTGGACATAATGGAAGTGTTGGAATCCCAGTACTTCTTCTCTTAATCAACTGCACCTATACTATCGCATGAATAAAAATGATAGCGCCTTACCTCAGCGCGAGATAGTGCGGCTAACCGCCCCTGTCTACGCAGACCTTGAGAAGAAGTGCACCCCTCCACGGGTCACCGAAGCAACCACCGCGCACCATGCGGGGTACATGCTGGGAATCCAGTTTGTGCTTAAGCTACTGCGGGAGGGTTATGTCGTACAGGCTAGCTAGTCTACAAGACACGCAAGCCGTAGAGACTGCCTTCATTGCCCTAGAGCAAGCATCCCCTGCCTATGGCTATTCCCGAGCGCCTTCATGGCGTAAAGGTATGGCCCTATTCCAGCGGATGCTAGAGTCCCGTAACGCCTACATCCTAGACGAGCGCTACTTGCTGCTTGTGGCTGAGGGCGTTGCGTGGCATAGCTACGATACCTGCCTAGAAGAAGTGCTTGTCCTCAAGCTCAACGAGGGCCGGGGTATGCTACGAGTAGGCGCTGCTCTTGAGGCTATCGCCAGAGAGCGCGGTGTTAACTGCATACTGGCTAGCGATTCATCAATCAACTTCCGCATGGGGGCTGTCTATAAAAGGGCAGGCTTCAGGCCTATCACTATTACCTACTACAAGGAACTCTCATGGGACAATGGATCGCTAAGCTGACGGGGGACGACAAGACCCAAGACGCACAGAACCGCGCTGCTGAGAATCAGGCTATCGCCACCAAGGCCGCTGCTGAGAAAACAGCCAAGGCTACACAAGAAGCTGCGGCTCAGGCTACCCGTCAGATGGAGCTAGCCGCTACCCGCAACCGCGCCGAAATGGCTGCGGCTGAGCAGGCTAATAAGCCCGTCGAGAACGCTGACGTATTGCTCGATGCCCCTGCTGCTAATAGCGTTAGCACAGCCCGCAAGCGCAAGAGCCAGTTTGGTACAGGCTATAGCGCCGGGGTGAGTATCTAGCATGGCCCGCTATGACACAGCGGCAGACTTCTGGACTAGGGCCGGGACTATTGCCGACAACATCATAGACCGGGTTGAGCGCTACGCCGCCCTGACTATCCCTAAGGTGTGTCTGCCCGATGGGCTTGACGAGTCCACCGTAGACCAGTCGCACGACTACCAGAGTATTGGCGCACAGGCTGTGAACCATGTGGTCAATAAGCTGATGCTGGCCCTGTTCGCACCAAGCCGCCCGTTCATTAAGTTGATGGCCGGTAAAGACACCAAGGCCGCAGCGGCTAAGGCTAACCTGACAGACGTGCAGCTTAACGAGGTACTCGCCAACGGTGAGCGCGAGGCGGTCAAGGAACTGGATGCTCGGGCACAGCGCCCCAAGCTGTACCAGATTCTGCGCCACCTAGTCGTTACAGGCAACGTCCTGTTGGTACTGGGTAAGAAGTCCATGCGTGTCATGGGCCTCAAGTACTTCCGCGTTAAGCGTGACGTTGAGGGTGAGGTTATGACTATCTGCATCCGTGAGGATGTGGAGTTCTCCGAGCTTGACAAAGCTGTGCGTACCCTGCTTAGTAAGCAGTTTGTAGCGGAGACTGTAGTAGCGCATTACCGCTACATCACCCGTGACGAGCATGGCTACTACGTCATGCGGCAGTATATCAACAACACCCTGTTGCCTAAAGAGTTTAACGGCCGGTGGACGGCTGAGAAGCTACCATACCGTGTACTAACATGGGACTTAGCTGACGAGTCTGACTATGGGACTGGCCTAGTCGAGGAGTACATTGGCGACCTTGAGGCACTGAGCACCCTGTCAGAAGCCGTTGTCGATGGCTCTGTCTTGGCCTGCGAGGCTCGCACATTGGTTAACCCTACGGGGATGACTAGCGTAGAGGACATTAAGAACTCCGTGAATGGTGACGCCGTAGCCGGTACGCCTGCCGACATTGCCTCTGTGCAACTTGGCCGGGCCGACGGTGTACAGGTAGCACAAAGCGTAAGCTCTGACTACGAGAAGCGCGTAGCCCGTGGCTTCCTTATGGGCAGTGCCGTGATCCGCGATGCGGAACGTGTGACCCAAGAGGAAGTGCGCCTAACCGCTAACGAGCTTGAGACTGCGTATGGTGGTGTCTATAGCACCCTCGCCGCTAGCTTGCAGCTACCCGTTGCTGGCTGGTTGTTTGCGTCCATCGGTATGCCGCTGGCTAGCACAGACATCAAGATCACTATTGTCACAGGGCTCGACGCACTTAGCCGTAACGGCGACTTAGAGAACTTCCGGCTAGCGATGGCCGACCTTGCTACTATCAGCACCCTGCCAGAGACTTTACAGATCAGGCTTAAGATGGGTGACATCGCTACCTTTATCGGCCAAGGCCGTGGGGTAGACATGAGCAAGTTCCTCAAGAGCGAAGAAGAAGTACAGGCTATGCTACAGCAACAAGCACAACAACGTGCCGCAGAAGCTGCCGCCACACAAGCTGGCGTTACCGCCGCACAACCACAAGAAGGACCACCCGCACAATGACCGATCCCGTAGCTAACCAAGAGTCAAGCCCTACGCCAGCAGTGGTCCCTACCCCGCTGACCCTTGACGTTGCGCCAGTAGTTCCCGCTACCCCAGCAACACCAGACCCTGCCCCTAGTGAGCCTTCCGGTGAAGTAGTCTACGAGCCTACTGGTGATCGTGGACTGGATATGGCCCTTGCCTTTATCGGTAAGCAGGGCTTCCCCGGGGACCACCCGGCAGTACAGGCCGCAGCCGAGGGGGACTTCTCCTTGCTGAAGGCCGAGCTTGCCGCTAAGGGCGTGCCCGGTTACGCCGAGTTCTTGGAACTGGGTGAGCAGGCATATGCCCGTACCCAAGAGAAGAACAAGGCTACGGCTGAGTCTGCCCGCAAGGCAGTGCATGATGTAGTTGGCGGTGAGGAAAGCTGGAAGGCTGTCCAAGCATGGGCCAGCGCTAATGCTACTCCTGAGGAGAAGGCTGAGATTAACGCTCAGCTATCTAAGGGCGGTCTTGCTGCTAAGGCTGCCGCCACCTATCTCGCTAACGCTTACAGTAAGGCAAACAACGTGACCCAAGAACCCAAAGACGTTACTAACGGTAGCGCCAAAGCTCCGGCATCTGACGGTAAGCTCTCCGCTGCGGAGTACGCTAAAGAGGTTAACGCCTTGAACATCAAGCTGCGCGGTCGCCTTGACGGTAGCCCTGAGTATGCTGCTTTGCAGACCCGCCGCCTTGCGGCAATCCCTCGCTAAGCCTGCTTAGTCCACTGATCCTATAATACAAAAGTACCCTCCTTGAGGGTTGAGTATTTTCACACCTTAAGGAGTAGGCATATGCCACTTGACGATAGCTATACCATTGTACGCCCCGGCCAGAGTAACTCTGCTGGGGCAACCAACGCCCTCCACATTGAGGAGTACACCGGCGTTGTAGAAGCCACCATCGAACGCAAGTCGGTTATCAAACCGTTCGTGCCAGTGCGCCCTGTTAAGGGTACGTCGATGATCTCCAACTTTGCCGTTGGTGAGTCCAGCTTGCAGAAGGTCACCCCCGGTGGCCCACCTCTGGACGGTACGCTCAACGACTTCGCCAAGCGCGTGCTGACCGTTGATACCCTGATCGCTGCCCGTAGCGCCTTCGCCTTGCTGGAAACATTCCAGACCTCCTACGATGCCCGTAAGGAAGTCGGCATGGAGCACGGTAAGAAGATCGCTAAGTTCTTGGACCAAGCGTTCCTGATCCAAGCCATCAAGGCTGCTCAGTTCACTGAGTCTACCTACAAGGGCTCTGGCGCTTCTGGTAAGCCTGCTGGTCACTTCGGTGGTTCTCAGCAGACCTTGGCCTTGGCCGGCGATGCACTCGATCCAGCTAAGCTGTACCAAGCCATCGCTGACCTGTTCGTCAAGATGGAGACTAAGGACGTTGATCCTCGCACCGATGACGTGATGATTGCTGTCAAGCCCGCTGAGTTCTATACTCTGTTGGCTAACGAGCAGTTGATCGACAGCACGTACATCACCTCCGAGGGCAACAGCGTTAAGGCGCACTTGCTCAAGGCTTACGGTGTGCCTGTTATCAGCACCAACAACAGCCCTGCTGGCTCGGTTATCACCGGCCACTTGCTGTCCAACGCTGACAACAGCAACGCCTATGATGGCGACTTCTCCAAGGTTGTGGCCTGCGCCTTCTCGCCCCGTGCGCTGATGGCTGGTGAAACCATCCCCTTGCAGACTGACGTGTTCTACGACAAGCTGTACAAGCAGTGGTTCGTGGACGCCCACTTGGCCTTTGGTGTAACACCGAATCGCGCCGAGTACTCTGGCGTCATCCTGAAACCTTAATAGGTTCCTAAGGCTTAGCCCTTCCTTAACTGGAGGGGCTTTGCCCTTAGCAACTTTTACCCTACCCCAATCTCTTAACTGAGGTTGGGGTTTTTTTCCATTTTTGGAGTACCTCATGTACACTACACTGCAAGTCGTGAACGACTGCTTAGCCACTATGGGTGAGGCACCTCTCAACTCCCTTAGCGAATCCCACGGCTTCAAAGGTTCCGCACTCAGGTGCCTGCAACAGGTCGATAGACAAACGCAGTCGCGTGGGTGGTGGTACAACACTGAGGAAATGACGCTAACCCCTAGCCCTGATGACAAGTCCATCTACCTGCCCGGTGATGTGGCTCGGGTTAACTTCGGGTTCATTAGCGTTACTGGTCATAACTGCGGGCAGTGGCAAGGGCGCTATGTCCAACGTGGACGTAGGCTTTACGACGTGACCAAAGGCACCTACGAGATTGAGGAAACCCTCACCGCTCAACTGGTACGCCTTGTACCTTTCCCTGACCTGCCTCTCTGCGTTGCTGAGCTTGTTGCCGCTGAGACTGTGCTTAAGTTCCAGTCAGACTATGACGGCGATAACAACCGCAGGGCTGAGCTAGTGTCAGCCGTTAAGGATGCCCGCACATGGGCTAACTCAGAGGACATCCGGCAGCGTCGGGTTAACCTTTACAACATCAACACACGCCTACAGCGCATCAAGCGCGTAACCTCACGGGCGCGGTTCTCTTACTAAGGATTACTATGAGAGCTTCTGGAAGTTATGAGAGCCTCATTCGTGGGGTGTCTCAACAAGTGCCCCATGACCGGGCCATCGGTCAGCACACTGCGCAAGTGAACATGCTGTCCGATCCGGTCAACGGCCTTACGCGCAGACACGGATCACAACTGGTAGCGGAGAAGAAGTTAACCTCCCTATCTGTTGCACAGTTTGCGGCGTATGCCCAAGACACTAACAGTTGGCGCACGCTGGAGGGTAGCTATAACCTTAATGACTACGTGGTGCTGTATCGCACCGCTGCACGTCCAGCCGGGGCCAGCCCCCTGCCTTTGATGATCGTCTACTGCAAAACGACAGAGACTTTCTTGACCCTGACACGCAATGCAGTTGACCCTTACCTCGACCAGCTTGAGGAGGGCGGTGTTAGCGCAGCATGTATCATAGGCCGTTATTTGTTCATGGCAGGTAACACTGTCATAACCCAAGGTAGTGACACGCCGAGGTGGAACACTCCCGATAACCTATCTAAGGCCGTGATCTGGATTAGGGGAGGTGCCTATGGACGCACCTTTACTGCCACGATCACGCAGACAGACGGGACTATTGTTAACTACTCAGTAACGACCCCTGCTGCTACCTACCCCGGTACGTTGGACACGTCCGACATTCTGACCAGCGATCCAGACTACACCAAAAAAGTTAATGATCGTGTCAATGCCTACAACTCTGCCGTTAACGCTTGGATAGCATCAAGTACCTACGAGTCCCAGCCAGCTAACATGGCTAGCATAGGGGCCACTCAGCTTGCTGCGCTAGGTGTACCGGCTACGGCAGTAGGTAGCCACATCGTGTTCTCTGGTGTGCGTTCTATAAGCGTTAATGACGGCGGTGACGGTAGCCTTTTAAGAGGGGTGGCTGACGAGGTGGAGAGCGTAGAGAAACTTAGCCCGTTGCATTATGTAGGTAAGGTGGTTAAGATTAGGACGCGGCTCTCTGAGCAGGCGTTCTACATGAAGGCTATCTCTAAAAGCCCGTCGATCACATCGGGTGTAACCGAGGTGACTTGGGTAGAGTGCGCTGGCCTAGAGTACTCAGTAGATCAAGCACTGTTCTTTGGAACGGTGGACAACGCTATTACCACAGTGTACTTGGCTAGCTCCCCTGCTTTGCTTAACACCCTGTTCCCCGGCGACCATCCCCAATATGCCATAAGCGTAGCAGGGGATCAGGATAGCGCACCCATCCCGTATGTGGACAACCGCCTTATCACTTATCTAGGGTCATTCCAAGACCGGCTACTGATGGGTAGCGGTGGGGTTATCTTGTGCTCTAAGGTTGGGGATTACCTCAACTTCTTCCGCAGCACTGTGCTCAGTGTACCGGCAGATGACCCGTTTGAAATGAAGTCGCAAGGGCCTGATGATGACGTGCTGCGTCATAGTGTGCTGTATGACCAAAGCCTCGTAATCTTCGGAGACAAGCGGCAGTACGTCATTAGCGGTAAGGTGGCGCTAAGCCCGACCAATGCTAGCATGCCTGTCATGAGCGCCTATGCTGATGCAGCTATCTGCCCACCGCATGTGGCAGGTGGTCTAATCTTCTACGCTAAGAACGGGGAGCGCTTTGCTAGCGTCAACGAGATACAGCCGGGTCGCGGGTTACAGAATAGTCCTGAGTCGTTCCCAGCCAGTAGCCAGATTGATGACTACATGCTAGGTGCAGCCATCGAGCTTACCAGCAACGCTGAGCCTAGTACGTTGATAGTACGCACCACGGGCTCTCGTAACTCTGTGTACACGTTCTTCTACGTGGACCGCCCTGACGGGCGCAAGGTTGATGCGTGGAGTCGCTGGGACTTTGACCCGGCCCTCGGCCTAGTCATTGGCATGACGCCTACAGCCGAAGGAGTACACCTGTACTACTTAAGGGAAGGGCACGATGGGGTGTACGTTGCGTGCGACCTTTGCCCTATGACGGTGGGCAAGTCTGACCGCCCTTACTTGGATAGTCAACGACCAGTCGCCGCGGTGATCGCAGGTACAGGCAGCGTACGAGGCACAACACCCGGGCCTTGGATGGCCGCGTATGACTACACCGCAGGTGAGTGCCAGTGGCTCGGTAGCACGTTAGCTGATGCAGGTGCGCTGGCTACAACCTACCCCGGAGTTACGGGCATGGTGATCGGTGCGCCGCAGATAGCTTACTTTGAGCCCACTAACCCCTACATGCGGGACGGCAACGGTAGTGCTATATTGTCGGGACGGTTAACCATCACCAGCATGCGTATTGCTACGGCTGACAGTGCAGGCTTTAAGGCAGTGGTCGATGTGGCAGGCACCCAGCAAACTATCTCCTTCACCGGCAGGGTAGTGGGCCAGCCCAACGCCATTGGCGTCGAGCACATAAGCACTAACGAGCATACTGTTCCAATTGGGCGGGAGACTAGGGCGTACAGCCTGA